AACCGGCATAGGCCGAGCGCAACGAAGCGAGAAGTAAAAGTCAGCGATGAAAGTCGGCTCCGAAGGAACCGCTACAACACGAGCAAAAGGAGGATTCTCCTGTATAAACGCCGGATTAAGGAGCGGCCTAACCGCTCCAAAGTCTTGCGACAGATGCCAGATATCGAGAGGTTGAGCAAAGTTAGATCGAAACTGTCCAGTAATCTTAGAAGGGAAATACCGGTACTCCGCATAACGCTCCTGATACCCGAAGACAGTTTGATCTCCGGCTGTTCCATCCGCGTATATCTCCTGACTCAAAACGGCTTGCTCGCCGATATGTGAAAGCGCGGGCCAGTAGAAGTCGAAACGCCCACGCCGCGAGAACTTCCGCTCCAGTCCGCGCTGATAAGTGAGATCAGCGCGCACAGACAGAAGACCCAGAATAACACCGTGTTCTGTAAAGGCTTTCGAGAACGAGTGACCATGCATCGTCGAGGTGCCGAACGCAGACAGATTCCCCTGCGGGGTTGATCCCGCTGTAATTCCTGTAGCGGAGGTTTGAGGGACTTGAGAGACGAGAATAGGTGATTGACCACCACCAAGGTACTCAGGCCTTTGCAACCGAGCATCGGGACTTGTGACTCCGAAATGAGCGCGAACGATTTCCGTATAACGTGTACCACCACGAGCGTCCCGTTCGTAAAGACGCTGGATCTGAAACGCCTGACGCAGTTGATTTATCGTAGAAGCCGTCGCCTGACTTAAGTCAGCATTAAGATTCGACGGATACACAGCAGCCGCGCCAGTGAAAGGCCCAGCATTATAGTACGTCGGACCATTCGCACCTGTAATACCAAGTGCGACACCTGTAGTCGGCGGATAGGTACCAGTCGTGGTGCGCCATGTCAGCGCCGGCGCGGTCACCGCACCATGATCAGCCCCGGTCACTACGGGAGCCAGGGAGCCAAGAGGTATTGTAACTGAAGCTCCCTTTTGAGGCCACGGCAGACAGGAAGTAAAGTAATCATGTCGCTTGCCACGCTTAAGCAATACATAGTCAGCTGACGGGTCAGGGCCGTCGTCTCGATGTATCGGGACGGAGTTTTGCAGGTTTTGATCTCGGAACCATTCGTTCCAGATGAGATTGTAGGCTCGGTGCCAGAAGGAACACGCAGTGATACCTGCGACTTGAGTTGGCAACCCGAAATGATCAGAGATAGAGCCATTGACCCAGCCACCAGCCGGAGCCACGACCTGCGGAATGAGAAAGTCGGTGCTATCGCCCGGATTGGTTTGCTCCCCATTGAACTTTTTCCAATTATCCCACAGTAGCCTATTCGGCACGAAGAAAAACCAACTGTTGAAGTAACAATTGTCCATTAACGGCTTTATAGGCGTCGCCAACCGGGCGAAGCCAGTCATCGAAAGATTGAAGGTATCGCCGGGAAGAACCTCATCCACGAAGATGGGTACTAAATACCCGGCATCCATAGTTGTTTTGTGGCCGTGAGACCGGTCGAAGCTCGACCGAGGGATCTCGGCCGCAGGTACTTGAGAGAACGTGTGTTGCATAACTGAGGGCAAAGGCATTGAAGATCCTTCCTCTTACACAGCAGACACATCTGGTGCTGCTGCCAATAAGGCAGCGATTGAGCCCATATTATACGGAGTAGTTGCAGCCAGATTGCCAGTATTGTCATCGAACAGCCCTACTTTATATAGGACGAAGTCGTTAGGATACATTCCCGGTTGAGTGGTTTTATCACTACCAAGCTGTTGCACCGCCCGAAGGGCGATAACATCGTGATGAAAGAACCACGGTTGCGCATAGAGTCCAGTTTTAGTGTCCAGCAGAGAATAAGCATTGATTATCATCATCCGTCCCGTTCGATTTTGGCCTGCTTGAGTTGTTGCGATAGCTCCCGCGTAGCAAGCCGTTCACGGGTTCTATCCTCGGGATGATCCCGAAGATGTTCAAGACCTCGATGTTTAATCCGGGTCCGATCATAATCGTCCCAGTCGAAGTCTCCGATCGCATTGCGATCCTTTACTTTGGTCTTGTAATAACGAGGAACAGGCATTTTTTCACCGTCGACTATAACGAAGTTGGTCGGGAAGCAATCCGCTTCCCAGTTCTCGAACCAACCCGAGCCGATACCCGGCCGAGTCGACATCGTGATGAATTCAGGCCGAACCTGAAAGATTTCGCCACTCAACGGATGTAACCGTTGATAATGCTCGCCAGCGCGAGGACCTGTGATCTTCTTAAGAGCGTAGCGGGCCACATAACTGCCCGACTGAGCCGTGACAGTCCCAATTTCCGTATGACCAAGAGGCCAAAGTTCCGCCAGAAGCGCCGATATATACGTGTAGTAGCCACGGTCAGTTTTCCGCCAGAGCGTCTTATCCGGGAAGTCATACCCGAAGAGGATGACATGATAATGCGGGCGGAGGTACATGTCGCCATATTCCCCGCATGCAAAGAACCGAATGCGACGTGGCTTGATCTTGTGCCGAAGCCGCTTGAGAAACAGTTGTAGTTCCCTAAGCGATAATGAATAATCCGCGGGGAGGTTCTCGTCATTGTAAGTGAGTGTGAGGAACGACGATTGTTCATGGAGCGTTGCCTCATGAGCGATCCGAATACCCCAATCACGGGCTTTGTCCATTCGACAGCCGATACAGCCCCCACAGGGGACAGTGAGAGGGACTTGACTAGGGGAGGTCCGACGGGACGACACCAGACCTCCCCCGAACGCCCTGAAACCCTGGATTGGAGAGAAACAGGGCATTGCCGTTACGCGCGGATGCCACCGCGCATGGGGTTAAGATTGTTTTTTTTGTGATGACGAGAAGCCTTTTTGGAAAAGTCCCGCTTGGAAGCCCTTTTGGACATCGCATGACGTCGCATTTCGCGTTCCTTTTTTTGTTTAGACAGCGTAGGTGACGCTGTCACAGATTCATATTGATAACAAGTAAGGGGAATGAATCTATTTTTGCGCGTCCACAGACGGCGCAGGAGGCTCCTCCGGAGGCCGAGGTTTGAAGATGCCGTATTCCTCCAGCTTGGAACGCTGAGAGGGGTCGGTGAGGGCACCGAGGAAACGAGCAGGGTCGTTTTGGTAGTGATCACGGACCAACGAAGGCAGCGACGCGAACGCGTCGTTAGCCTGATTGATGATGTCCAGAGATGTTTGAAAGTCCAGATTGTCCGGTAGGTCTATATATTCAGCTTGATGTTTATTGATATGGTCTATTATACCAGTTTGAGAGAATTGTTTTAGTATAGTATTGATGTCACATTCAGCTTTATGAGATTGTTTAGTAATAAGTTCTGTACCACAGTCTAGTTGGACAGGATCATGAGGTTGATAGAAAGAGTATAGTTGTTGTTCAGGCATTGCAGTTGGTCCTATTGTAAGAGGCATTCGAGAAGAAGAAAGTAAGAGGCATCCTCGGGCTCCGCCCGAACCCGTTATTGGTCCATTGCAGGACCATTGAGATGTAAGCCATACTTAAGAGCATCCTGCATTTGACTTTGAGACAACGGCGAAGGCCGAGCAGGATTTGGTATCGGACGCGTGTGGTCCGGTGTAGGAGGTGATTGACTAGGGTGAAGAATTTTATTCTTCAGCTCTTCACCCTGATCGTTCAGAGATTTAAGTACCTGATTAATCGGGTTAATTACCTCTGAGGTGTTGTTGTGGCCACCGAACTTTTGAAGATTCTGAGTTTCGGCAGCATTGCGAGCCGTAGATGAGTTCGCTTGATCGATGGCGGCCTGAGCTTGAGGACCGACATAGCCGGTTTCCTTGAGAGTTTTAGCCGCCTGAGCATTCGAAGCATTGGCAGAACCATTGGCGGCAAGAGCGCCAGCGATTTGATTTTGCACAGTCGACTCCTGGATTTTGAGCTCGCCAGCCAGCTTGGCGCCCTGTAGGGCGCTAGAGACGGCGCCAGGCATGAAGTTCTCCATCCGGGCCATAGAGGGACTGAAGGACCCACTGGAGGCCGCCCCTGAGCTCGCAGAGCCCGCAGAGGCGGCAGAGACACCGGGCAGGCCGACAGAAGGCGTCGACACATTGGCGGAGGAGCCGCTCGGGGTGGAAGCCCCTCCGCCTCCGGCAGCCAGAATCGGATTGATCCCGGCAGCCTTCATGTCCCTGACGCCACGCTGGTACGCCGTCGAGGACATCTGAGTTTCATAGTCACGCTGAAGCTGAGCCTGCTTAGCGTTGAAGCCCATCGACTGATTCAGGAACCCCTGATTAATAGCTCCCTGCTGTTGCTGGAGAGCCTGCTCCTGAGCATACTGCTGTTGAACAGCTCCAGTCGCGAATTGACGAGAAAGATTAGCCTGCCCAGCGTTAAAGGCCATAGCCTCACGATTTGAATTCGTATTGTAACCCTGAGTTTCCAACTGAGCCATAATGCCCAGTTGGTTAGCATTGTTCGCCTGCTGAGCATTGGCGGAATTATTCATCATCCCGCCAAAAAGCGAAGCACCGCCAGAGATAGCAGCACCGATCAGAGCATCGTCGACGCCGAACATCAGAAGTGATCCATCATGCCGGGAACACCATAAACCGGCATAGGCCGAGCGCAACGAAGCGAGAAGTAAAAGTCAGCGATGAAAGTCGGCTCCGAAGGAACCGCTACAACACGAGCAAAAGGAGGATTCTCCTGTATAAACGCCGGATTAAGGAGCGGCCTAACCGCTCCAAAGTCTTGCGACAGATGCCAGATATCGAGAGGTTGAGCAAAGTTAGATCGAAACTGTCCAGTAATCTTAGAAGGGAAATACCGGTACTCCGCATAACGCTCCTGATACCCGAAGACAGTTTGATCTCCGGCTGTTCCATCCGCGTATATCTCCTGACTCAAAACGGCTTGCTCGCCGATATGTGAAAGCGCGGGCCAGTAGAAGTCGAAACGCCCACGCCGCGAGAACTTCCGCTCCAGTCCGCGCTGATAAGTGAGATCAGCGCGCACAGACAGAAGACCCAGAATAACACCGTGTTCTGTAAAGGCTTTCGAGAACGAGTGACCATGCATCGTCGAGGTGCCGAACGCAGACAGATTCCCCTGCGGGGTTGATCCCGCTGTAATTCCTGTAGCGGAGGTTTGAGGGACTTGAGAGACGAGAATAGGTGATTGACCACCACCAAGGTACTCAGGCCTTTGCAACCGAGCATCGGGACTTGTGACTCCGAAATGAGCGCGAA